AACAGAAAGTGAGGCAGCTGTGTCAGAAGATACAACTCCCGCAACAACTGAGGCAGCAGCAGCACCCGCAGCAGAAGCCTCACGTCCAACAATCAAGGCATCAGCCGCTTACGGCGATGGCACAACTCGCGTCCGTCATGGAATCACATCTATGGGTCGCTACACAGAGCACAAGGTAAAGGCTGCACTCGGCGACGAGCAGTCAAAGCAATGGATCGCAGCTTCAGAAGATCGCGTAACAGCAGCAGCAGATTCATTCTCAACAAATCCGGCATTCAGCCCGATCCAGTACATGTCCAATTTCATATCTAACACAAACTTTGGTCGCCCAGCGATCGATGCAGTATCTAAGGCAGCACTTCCTGCTTCAGGTATGACAATCAATATCCCAACACTTGTTACTTCAGCAGGTGGCGGATCAGGAACTGCTCCAACTGTTGCTTCAACAGCAGAGTCAGCAGCTCCATCAGATACTGGGATGGTCTCCGCTTATACATCAGTGAGCGTATCCAAGTACGCCGGCCAGCAAACCATCAGTTTGGAATTGATGGAAAGATCTGACCCAATTTTCTTCGATCAACTAGCAATCCAGTTGGAGCGCGCATACCTACAAGCAACAGACGCAGCACTTATCGCGATCTTGACTGCACAAGGTACACAAGCAGCAACAGCAGCAGCATCATCAGCAGGACTTATCTCATACGTATCAACTGAATCACCAGCTGCATACAAGGGATCTTCATACTTCGCACAGAACCTAGTTGCGAATACTGACTGGTGGTCTGCACTTCTTGGATACACCGACACAACAGGTCGTCCAATTTACAACGCTTACAACTACATGAACAATGCCGGCGAATCAAAGCCAGGATCTATCAAGGGAACTGTCCTCGGACTTGATCTCTACGTAGACAAGAACGTAACAGCAGGACTAATCGATGAGTCAGCATTTATCATCGCACCTGAGACCGTTCTATGGATGGAATCACCAGAAGCATTCTTCTCAGTTAACGTCGTTAACTCAATGTCTGTACAGACAGCAATCTACGGCTACGCAGCAGGTAAGGTTCTTATCCCAGCTGGCGTCCGTCGCTTTAACCTCACATAAGCAAGAGGTAATCTAGTACGCCGACTGGCGGGGTAAGCCCTTCCCCGCCAGTTCGGTCTTAGAAAGGAATCATGGCAGCCACATACGTCACAAAGGATGAATTAAGGTCAGTATTGGGAGTGGGAACACTTTACCCAGACTCAGACCTTGAATTGGCATGCCAGACTGCTGAAGATACTCTTAATCAATATCTTTGGTTCGATTCGATTCCTGTAATTGGCAGCATGTATCAGGGCGGTATAGCAACCCTAGTTCTATCATCTGACGGTTCATTCACAACTGGTCAGACTTTGACCATTACTAACAGCGGCACGATCTTCAACGGCGCTCATGTGTTAACTGGAACTTACCCTTATTCAACTGGGTCAACAGCGTTCCCAAGTTTTTCTTTTAACTTTCCTTATGCGTATGGCACATTTCCACGCACTTATTCTTTGGTTCAATTCACAGACGTAACAGGATCACCAGCTGCTCAGAATTACAAGACCGTAGTTCCGTACGGCAAAGCATCAGGCGTAGATACCAAGACAACTTCCTATGCAACGACACCGGCAATCCGTCAAGCTGCTTTAATGCTTGCAGTCGATGTATGGCAAGCCCGTCAAGCACCTTCATCTGGCGGCGTCTCAGTCGATGGCGTAACTCCATCACCGTACCGACTCGGTAACACAATGCTTGCCAAGGTACGCGGCCTTATTGCTCCGTACACCAACCCAAGGTCAATGGTTGGCTAATGACGACGCCAGCAATCACAACGCTGCGACAGACCTTAGCGACAGTCTTAACGGCTAACACTACTTACCAAGTCTTTGCTTATCCGCCAGCAACCATTCAGGCTAATTCGGTTATCATCATTCCTGATGATCCTTATCTAAGCCCATCTAACGATTCATGGGCGACTGTCGGGCCAACAGCTAATTTCAAGTTAATGATTACAGTCCCACTATTCGACAATGCCGGTAACCTTCAAGGCATCGAGAATGCAGTCGTTACTATGTTCAATGCACTATATACAGCAACTACTAACGATACTATTGCGTACAACGTTGGCGAGATTTCCGCTCCACAGGTTCTATCTGTGGCGTCGGGAGATTTACTGAGCTGCGAAATGCAGATCAGCCTTATGACGAGTTGGAGTTAGACCATGAATGAATGGGAAAAAGAAAACGAAGCATTCCTGATCAAGATTGGTCAGATTGCTCCAGCAGCACCAAAACCATCTACTAAGAAAGACGAGGAATAACCTAAATGGCAGTATTTCTAAACAACGGGGTCGGCGTTAAGGTTAACTCTGTCGATCTATCAGATCACGTTAACAGCATCACCCTTAACCGTAACTTCGATGAACTTGAAGTAACAGCGATGGGCGATTCAGGTCATCGTTTCATCAAGGGACTTGAAGCATCATCTGTAACAATTTCATTCTTGAACGACACAGCATCAGCATCAGTTCTAGCAACTTTGCAAGCTGCTTGGGGTACAAATGTGACCGTAGTTCTATTGCAGAACAAGGGAACAGCGGTTTCAGCAACTAACCCTCTTTACACAATGACTTGCTTGATCAACGGCACAACCGACATTAACGGCGCAACTGGCGATCTATCAACTCAAGATTTATCCTTTAACGTATCCGGCACAATCGCTGTAACAACTTCAGGTTCATTCTAATAACTAACTAAGGGGCAAAAAATGGCAAAACTCAAAGTCGTAAGGGCAGACGGAAGCGTCAACGAGTACGAGGTAACACCAGTTATCGAGTACGCCTTCGAGCAGAGTCGCAATAAAGGCTTCCATAAAGCCATGATCGAAGATCAGAAGCAGTCAGACGTGTACTGGCTGGTATGGGAAGCAGCACGTCGGGCGGGTGAAACCGTTAAGCCTTTCGGTGAGGACTTTATCGCTACGCTTAAAAGCGTAGAGGTACTTGAGTCCGACCCTTTGGCCTAGCGCGGGATACCTTCACCTATTTCATCGCCTCACTAGCGATTGAAACTGGTATCTCGCCACATAATTTAATTGAATTAGATTCGAGAATGCTCAAGGCAATGGTTCTCGTTCTAAACGACAGAGCAAAGGAGATCAAAGATGCCAGCCGTAGAAATACGCGGAAACGCTGATCTCCGTAAAGCCATGCGTCAGTTTACTCCAGACCTTGAGAAGAACTTAAAAGCAGAGTTAAGAAAAGCGTTGCTACCCGTAGCGCGCTTGGCTAAGAGTTATGTTCCATCTCAATCGCCTATGAGCGGTTGGGCTGCTCGCAGCTTCTCGGAAGGTCACTTTCCTACTTGGAGCAGCAATACAGTCGCTCGAGGTATTGGTTACTCTGCAAGCCCTAGCAGGATAAACAAGAACGGCTTTTCTTCGATGGCCAGAATCTTTAACAAGTCTGCCGTTGGTGCAATCTATGAGACTTCTGGACGCAAGAACCCAGACGGTCAACCATGGGTTGGGCCGTATGCCGGCGGGGCAAGTAAGAGCGTAAGCCGTTCCAGCAATAAATACGCAGGTCGCCAGTTTATTGCAAACTTGAGTCCACTTGTATCAAGTCTCCAAGGCCGCGGTCGCTTGATCTATCGCGCATGGCGTGACTCAACCAAGTCAGATCCAATGGGTATAGCACTACGCGCCATCGATGAAGCAACTACCGAGTTCTACGCTCGCGCACAATATTCTAGTTTTAGTAAGGCGGCATAATGGCTCAGCAAGCAAACGTCAATATTGATATTAGTTCAAAGGCCGATACCAGAGGCTTTAAGGTTGCCGAGACTGCTTTAAGCAAACTTAACAACTCAGTTAAAAGCCTTGCTGGCACTTTGGGTATTGCTTACGGAACAAAGGCAATAGCCAACTTTGGCGTTGCATCAGTTAAAGCCTTTGCAGCCGACGATAAGGCTGCTCGAGTACTTACTAAGTCTTTAGATAACTTAGGTCTTTCATTCTCAAGCATTCAGGTCAAGAACTTTATTGGCGATCTAGAAAAGACTTACGCCGTCCTCGATGACCAACTTCGTCCGGCATTCCAGCGCCTATTGACCACAACTGGCTCAGTAGCCCAAGCGCAAAGCATTCTTGTAACTGCGCTTAACCTTTCAGCGGCTACTGGCGTTGACGTCGTATCGGTCTCTGAGGACTTAAGCAAGGCATTCGTAGGGCAGACTAGAGGTCTAGCAAAGTACGGATTAGGACTATCTCAAGCACAGTTAAAAGCCATGTCGTTCCTCGATCTCCAAAAGAAGATCGACAGTACCTTTACAGGCCAAGCGGCGTTAGCAGCTGATACTTATTCGGGATCTTTAAGTCGTTTAGCCATTGCGTCTAATAACGCTAAAGAAGCAATTGGCAAAGGATTGGTTGAGGCACTTGCCGCTTTAGGTGGCCCTAACGGACTTCAAGGCACAATCGGTTTTATAGATAAAGCATCAACTTCGTTAGAAACTTTTATCCGTCGCTTTGGCGTTGGCGTTGCTCAGGCTAAGGCTTTATTGTCTGGTGATCTTAAAGGTTTTGCTGCTATTGGTCAGGCAGAAGCCAACAGAGGCAAGACACCATCTGGCATAACACCATCGATCGCGGCAGAACTTAAAAAGGCTGCAATCGAAAAAGCAGCCGCTAAGCGAGCCAAAGAACAGGCAGCACTTACAGCTAAGAACACGAAAGCCGTTGCCGGGCTAACAGCACTTCAAAAGGCTAATGGTTTATTTGAACTTGATCAGATCCAATTAGTGGCAGCGCTCAAAGGCAAGTTATCAGAGGAAGATCGAACCCGAGCAGAATTGCAACTGGCTATCCTTCAGGGCAACACCGCTGAAGCCTCAAAATTAGCTGCTGAAGTGGCCAAGGCTCAGGGATTGACTGCAAACTTAGTCGCGTTTTATTCAGGCCTTCCTAATGCTTCTAATCCATTCTTAGGGTGGATTGAAACACTTAAGCAAGCTGCGGCTCTTGCTGCACAAATAGCAGCGGGTAATTATGGCGTCACAACGCCAAATTACAATGGTGCAGCGATAGACACAATTCTTAGCGGATACGGATCAATGCCATCACCTGCTGCTGCGGGTGTATCCGCTACTGGCGATGTGAACGTTTATGTGGCTGGATCAGTAGTCTCAGAAGGCGATCTAGTTGAATTGGTCAGAAATGGTCTTCTTAATGGATCTCTATCAGGATCGGCTTCTTCTATTGGCAGACTTAAGGGATCGTTCGCAGGGTGACGCTTCCAGCCCAGATATCCGTTTCGTTCGACTTCTCCTCGGGCGCTACCTTTGGCTACCCTTTTACTATTGGCGATACTAAATACGGAGTTTTAGGCACAGGCCAACTTGCTTCATCAAGCGTTCCAGAACCAATCGTCGATCTTACCGATAGCGTGTATCAGATCAGCATCAAGCGCGGTCGTAATATCATGCGCGACACTTATGAGGCTGGCACTTGCACCGTTCGAGTTTTAGATCCCAATTCTTACTTCAACCCGCAGAACGTCAATTCTCCGTATTATGGCTATTTAACACCGCTTCGCAAGTTGCGTGTATCTGCTACTTATAACGGCGTTGGTTACTTCTTATTTTCTGGTTATACGACTACTTACAATTACACCTATCCAACCAATCAAGATACTGGTTATGTCGATATTGAATGCGCAGATGCTTTCCGTCTAATGCAGTTGGCTAACGTGACTACGGTTGCAACTACCCCAGCAGGACAAGATACCGGCACACGCATAGGCAAGATCCTTGATCAAGTCCAATGGCCTAACTCAATGCGCGCCCTCGATACTGGCGCAACTACTTGCGTGGCTGATCCTGCAACAGCTCGTACTTCGCTCGATGCGCTCAAGAATGCTGAGTTTTCAGAGCAGGGCGCGTTTTATATCAGAGCCGATGGAACAGCAGTCTTTAAGTCACGCCCTAACGTGATTAGCGCTTATGGCCAGACTCCTATCGCTTTCAATCAAACTGGCGGCATTCCTTATCGCAACCTGGTCTTTGCTTTCGATGATAAGTTAATCGTTAACTCATCAACCATGACTAACGTAGGCGGAACAGCGCAACTTGCTGAAAACGCTACTTCGATTGCTAAGTACTTCCCTCATGCAAGCAATCAAAGCAATCTAGTCTGCCAGACAGATACAGATGCCCTCAATATTGCTCGCGTCTATGTGGCAACTCGTCAAGAAACAACTATTCGCATCGATGCCATGACTGTTGATCTACAAGATCCAAGCGTTCCAACTGCAACTATGCTCAATCTTGATTACTTCTCCAATCTGGCTATAACTAATATCCAACCAGATGGATCAACTATTGCTAAGACCCTTCAATGCCAAGGTCTAGCGTGGGACATAACCCCGAACAAGATGATTGTTACCGTAACGACTCTAGAACCCATCGTCGATGGTTTCATCATAGGATCGTCAGTTTCAGGTATAATCGGCGTATCAACGATGGCATATTAGGAGAAAATAAATGGCAACAGGATTCCCAGCAGCGACAGGCGATGTGCTTTCTGCCAGCGCTTTTAATGGCCTCGTGGCTTACAGTTTAAACGCTCAGACAGGCACTACCTACACAACAGTATTAGCAGACTCCTATCAGATGCTAATTACCCAGTCCAACGCTTCAGCGAATGCGATTAAGATTCCAACTAACGCTTCTGTCGCTCACCCAGTTGGAACAGTCATTACCGTTCTAAATATTGGCGCTGGTCTTTGCACAATTTCAGCCGTAACTTCAGGCACAACTACAATTCTTTCAGCAGGATCGGTTGCTGCAAGTCCAACTTTGGCACAATATAGATCAGCAGCTTGTATTAAAACTGGTACGGATACTTGGTACGTTGTAGGGGCTATTGGTTAATGATTGCCAATCCTTTACCTTCAATTTTTAGTGGATCTGCACCTACTGTTGCTCCATCAAGCGTTGATTATTTAGTAGTTGCTGGCGGTGGTGGCGGTTCTATCGCTGGTGGTGGCGCTGGCGGATATAGAACTGCAAATACTTTTTCGGTTACAGGCGGCGCGTCAGTAACCGTAACAGTAGGCGCTGGCGGTCCTGGTGGTGTTTCTGGTACATCTAATGGAACTGTTGGAAACAACTCAGTTTTTTCATCTATCACTAGCGATGGTGGTGGTTACGGCGGCAAGAATGATATTGCAGGCGGCGCTGGTGGTTCTGGTGGTGGCGCTGGTGGTTCTGCAAGCGGCGTTCGATCAGGTGGAACTGCGACTTCAGGACAAGGCAACAATGGTGGGTCTAATGGAACAACTGCTTCACCATTCCCAGCGGGCGCTGGCGGTGGCGCTGGAGCGGTAGGCGGCGCTGCTAGTGGATCAACTGGCGGAACAGGCGGAGTAGGACTTTCTTCATCAATTACTGGAACTGCAACTTTTTATGCAGGCGGTGGTGGTGGTGGTGTTATTACTGGCGGAACAGGCGGAGCGGGTGGTAACGGCGGCGGCGGTGCATCTAGTTCAACTGGTAACGGCGGTACTGCAACAGCAGGTGCAGTCAACACAGGCGGCGGCGGTGCAGGCGACGGTGGAGTTCCAAGCGGCACAGCTGGAGGTTCTGGCGTAGTTATTATTCGCTACTCAAACACTTTTTCTAATTTATCTTCAATAGGCGGCGGATTAACTTACACTTTAACAAATACTGGCGGTTACAAGATTTACAAGTTCACAGCAGGAACAGGATCGGTAACTATCTAATGGCTCATTATGCATTCTTAGATGATAACTTTATTGTTACTGAAGTTATTGCTGGCAAAGACGAAACAGAATTAATTGAAAGTTTAGACCCTGAAACTTGGTATGGCAATTACCGAGGACAAAAATGCCTTAGAACTTCTTATAATGGCAAAATACGCTACAACTTTGCGGGTATTGGTTACACCTATGATCCGATTGACGATGCTTTTATTGCTCCAATGCCGGATTGTGGACATGAAGAACTGTTACTCAATGACTTAAAGCGATGGGAATGTTCCAATGTCGAGCATCAAGCCAAGACTATCTAAAGCAGCGATTCAACTTCGTGAACAGTTCGATGATTCCTTCCCAGATCGAGATCGTACTTCCGATGGCTGGATCGCCGATGCCCGTCACGTTGCAGCGGGTACTAGCGACCACATTGCAGATCCAATATCTGGGATTGTTAGAGCAATCGATGTGGATCGAGATGTTTCTGGTAAGCCGAAGCCCGACCTCATGCCCGACATTGCTGATCAGATTCGTACCCTGGCAAAGACGGATAAACGAATTAAATACATTATCTTTGCAGGTCAAATTGCCAGTCCTAAGTCACTATGGCGTTGGAGACCTTATTCGGGCATCAATAAGCACGATCATCATTGCCACATATCTTTCAATATCCAAGGCGATGAAGACGGTTCGTTCTTTAATATCCCACTACTAGGAGCAACTAAATGAATATGAAAAATCCAGCCGTATTATCTATCGGAGCATTCTTAGCCGTATGGGGTACAACTTCTAACTTTTCACTAGATTACC